GGAACAACGCAACCTGAACTATTTGCAGTCTGCTTTGGGCTTGTGGATCGAACGATGGGAGCAGGAACTCGATGCGAAACTCCTTACGCCGATGGAACAGGATCACATGTTCTTTGCGTATGACACCAAGGTGCTGCTTCGCATGGACACCGAAGCAAAGGCACGGGTTACCACACAACTGGTGCGATCGGAGATCATTAATCCGAACGAAGCACGCGTTGAGTTTGATTATCCACCATACCCGAAAGGCGAAGAGTTTTATAATCCAGCGATTGCTACATCGCCGCCTGGACAAGTACCGGCCGGAGAGCAAGGCGCAGCGACTAATCAACTAGAACGCATTGTCGAGCGTCGCCTTACTAGCCTTATTGATACTGAAGCCAAGCGAATTGAATCCAACTTATTCAAGGCTGCCAACCAGCACGAATGGCTTGAGACGTTTTATGGCAAGTGGTACCAGCAAATCGAAACAACGGCCGAAGAACTTGAACTTGATCCTGCCAGCTTGATCGAACAGGCCAAGCAGCGGGCGGCACAGATTGGCGCCAGCATCGCCGCCAACCCGTCGGCGCCTACGCAGCGTGCAAGTTGTAAAGAGATCCTTGACGACTGGCGCAAGCGCCAAGCCACTAACGCGAAGGAACTACGCCATGTCGAAGCCGCTTAGCTACGATCCCGCCGGCCGTGTCATGTACCTATACGGTGACGTCGACTTCGACCAAAAGATGACGGGATTTATTCAGGAGGTGCTGTCGGAGGCGGGGCCTGGACCGCTGACGGTACGCGTCAACAGCGACGGCGGCAGCGTCACCAACGGCATCGCGATTGCCAACTTACTGAGTCAACGCGGCGGGTTTACGGCAATCGTAGACGGCCTGGCGGCATCGATCATGTCGTACATCGTTTGCTGTGCCGATCGCCTGGTGATGGCGCCGGACAGCTGGCTGATGATTCACCGGCCGATGGGCGGCAGTTACGGGCGCAGCGAAGAAATGCGGCGGCAGGCGGATCTGATTAATAAGATGGATGAACAAACCGTCAGCCGCTACGTCAAAAAAAGCGGACAGCCGGAGGATGAGATCCGCAGCATGATGGCCGAAGAAACCTGGATTAGTGCGGAGGATGCGTTGCGTTTAGGCTTTGCCGACGAACTGCTTGGACAGCAGGCACAGCCGGTGCCAGACCTGCAGTTTGTGGCCAGGCGGCTACGCATGAAAGCGGCAGCACAGCTAGAACGGTTTCGGGTTTGATCCTTGCACCGAAAGGTTAGCAAGTGACGAAAAAGAAAACGCAAGATAGCTGGACGTTTAGCGAAATCGCGCCGAACAGTCACGCTATTCGCTGGGAACTTGCCGGCCGCGAATCTGAGGCACGGCTGCTGGTCATTAGCGATGCGCACTGGGACAACCCAGACTGCCACCGCGACCTCCTGGCAATGCACATGCAGCAAGCGGTGGATGCGGACGTACCTATCATTCATTGCGGTGATTGGTTCTGCATGATGCAAGGTAAGTACGATCCGAGGTCAAACAAAAGCAAGGTTCTGCCCGAACACCAAAACGACAAGTACATCGGTAGCCTGATAAAGACTGCCGCAGATTGGCTAAAGCCTTACAGCAAGCACCTCGTGCTGCTAGGCCAAGGCAACCACGAAACAAGCGTCACCAAACGACTAGAGTTCTGCGTCTTGGAGGCACTCACCGAACGCATCCAGTCACAGGGCGGCATAACACGCGTCGGCGGCTATTCCGGGTTCGTTCGGTTGGCCCTTAAGATTCACGCTAGGCAGATCAGTAAGCGGCTATGGTACGACCACGGGTTCGGTGGTGGCGGCCCGGTGACGATGGGCAAGATCGATTTCAACCGGTACATGTCGCGAGTCGATGCCGACATCATCGTTGCTGGTCACGTGCACCACAAGGAAGCGTTCCCGGTTCGGCTTATTACCACGACTAACTCAGGTCGGGTAATGCAAAAGGAAGTGTGGAACCTACGGTGCGGATCGTACAAGGATGAGTTCCGGGGCGGTGAGGGTGGCTGGCACGTTGAACGCGGCATGGGCCCGAGGCCGCTGGGCGGCTGGTGGGTTATTCTGTACCCAAGCCGCAAGGGCAACGAGGATACCTATCACATCGCCGTCGAACCTACGCGATACTGAGGCCGCACATGGATGACTGCCTAGGCGACCACACGCAGCCTCGCGCGTTCGGCACCGTCAAGATACGTGGCAAGCGTTACGAGGTGGTGTTTACCGACGACATTGATAAGGACCACGACGCCTGCATTGATGCACCTAGCAAGTCGCACCGCAAGATCTACGTGCGGCCGCACATAGCCTACGACAAAGACTACCTGATGCAGCTGATGCTGCACGAATCGCTGCACGGCGGCCTGTGGGACTTGGACGAAGAAGCAGTTGACCAGCTATCAAGGGACCAGGCGGCTATTGTTCGGCGCGTGCAAAAGTACAAGCCGTAATAGTTTGACAGCACGTTTCTGCGTGCTATGCTAATGGCGTGGCCCGTCGGCCAGGCAGACAATTTCACAGCAATGACGCCCGTAGGTGCAGTAGCAAGCGCCTGTGGGCTTTTTTTGTTTCTGCATCGATGGTGTCGCAATTATGGGAGCGGCACAATGCCAGCCGAGGAGTACGCACAAGAGGTTTTGCAGGACGTCGAAACCATTGAGTCTGAGATCGAACAACTGAAAAGCGACGTTGAGGCGTTGCTGCTGGAGATTGAAGGCGGCAACGGTGACGAACCTATGCCGGCCGAGGCGATGGAAGAAAAGGTCGAAGAGATCGAAGCCATTCTTGGCAAGGACGGGAAGCCTGGTCGGCTTGACAAAGCACGCGCCAAGCTGGAACGGGCTGTCAAGATCCGCAACCTTCGCAACGAAAACCGCGCTGCTGCTGCTAACAGTATGCGGGCACAACTGGAGTCTCAAACCGCAAAAATCCAAGGCGCCTACGGGCAAGGTGTGGTGGCTAGCATGACTGCATCGCAACGCGGGCCGATCATCATTCCAAGCCGCTGCCGCAACTGGACCAAGCTTCGGGCCTTCCGTGGTGACGGTGCCGAGGAACGTGCTTACAGCGTCGGCCGCTGGCTGATGGCTGCTTTCGGCGGTGACTACCAGTCGCAGAAGTGGTGCCAGCAGCACGGCGTGCAGCTTGCCGACGACAAGGGCCGGCCGATCAACGCGATGGGCATCAGCAACCCTGTGAAGGGTGGCTTCCTGGTTCCCGATGAGTTGCTGGCGACGTTGATCGATCTGCGTGAGGAGTTCGGGATCGCCCGGCAATACTGCCGCGTCGTGCCGATGACGACCGACACGCTTGACATTCCACGGCGCGACGACGGGCTGACGGTGTATTTCGTCGGGGAAAACTCGACGATCACCGAAAGCGAAGTTTCGCTGGGCAGCGTCAAGCTGACTGCCAAGAAGCTGGCCGCACTTACTCGGATCAGTTCGGAACTGGACGAGGATGCGATCATCAGCATCGCCGACATGCTAGCCGAAGAAATGGCCTACGCGTTGGCGACGAAGGAAGATCAGTGTTTGTTCAACGGCGACGCAACTTCGGCGTTCGGTGGCATCACCGGGCTGGAAAGTGCGTTGCTGGCTGGCAGCAAGGTCACCACCACCGGCGAAACCAGCTGGGGTGCTGTCACTGTGGGCCGGTTCGAGCAGGCCGCTGGTTTACTGCCGCAGTTCAGCGGACAGCAGCCGTCTTGGTTCATCAGCAAGCCGGCCTACTTCGCCACGATGGGACGCCTTGCCATGGCCGCTGGTGGAAACAACACCACGGACTTCGGCAAGGGGCCGGAACTCAGCTACCTGGGCTATCCGGTCGTGTTCGTGAACGTCATGCCGAAGGCAACCGCCAGCGGCAAGATCTTCGCTTACTTCGGCGACTTGTCGCAGGCCACCACCATGGGCGTCCGCCGCGACGTGACGATGGCGTTCAGCACCGATCGGTACTTCGAGAACGACCAGCTGGCCTGGCGGGTCACCGAACGGTTTGACCTCGTTTGTCACGAAACCGGAACCGCAACCTTGCCTGGTGCGGTCGTTTCGATCGAAACTGCCTAAGCGTTTGCTTTCAACCAACAACCTTACAAGGGATAAAT